AATAGAAAAAACACATCCATACGAACAACCAGATTGTAAACCATTTTCATAAATTTATACATTATTGATTCTGATTTATTCTAATTTGATTTTGACCACCATCACCTAATTCATAATCTATAATTTCTGTATCGCCTTGTTCTTACGTTTATAGTATAACTGTTTTCCATATCAAGTCTTAATACTATATTGTTTTGAGCAGCGTCAAGTCTAGTCCAAACCCATTGAGGATCCTCTAGTAAAAGTATAACACCAAACTCATCTTTACCTGCTTTCTTTGTGTCTTTATTTTTATCAAACTCACTTCTCATTTGTAAAGCAAGTTGTTTGTTTAATTGATCTAAAATATCAACTAAAAAATCATTATCTAAAAAATCTATATCAAGTGCTGAAGCAAATTCATCTTCTTCAACTTCTAACATATCAACGTCTAAATCATCAAACTTTAAAAAGTCTAAATCTAAAGCACTTGCTGTTTCTTTAAACTTTTCATCTTCTATTTGATCTTTTAAGTTTTGTGGTTGACTAACAATCAGGAGATTATTAATCATATTTTCATCAAGGTCAAGTAATACAGGTTTTAAAGGTTTCGATTCTAACGTATCAACTTGTGTAGCTTGAAATGCTTGATTCATTATTACAAATCCTGCGTCTGTTTGTACTTCAATCTCACCAACATAACATTGACCGTTACCATTACAACTAGGTAGTAATATAATTGTTGATCCGCCTATTTCATTTACAGTCATAGCAAAATCAGTACCTCTAACAGCAATAGTAGCTGTTGGTGTAGTAATCTTTACATTCTGTGCTGAGTTTTTAGCGATTTGACCACTAGCATATCTAATTGTACCTAAGGAAGCTTTTAATGATAAAGAACCTGTGTTAGTGTTAGGGTCATAAACAAACTCATCTATAATAAGTTTACTGTGTTCGGTAATATCAACTCTAGTATCATCTATAAAAACAATACCAACTTTACCATTCCCGGTCTTAACAGTATCATAAGAAAAAATATCTAGTTCTTTCTTTACGGTTATACCTTTATCACCATCTTGCCTATCAATAACAGCACTACCTTTGTGTAGTGTTACTTCACCAATAGTAGCAAAACTATTTGTTGCTAAAGTCGTAAGGGTTAAAAGTATGAACCCAATTATAAAATTTGTAGCTCGCATAAATTATTAACCCCGAGTATAAAATTATTGTTATCATATTAATCCGTTTGGCTGATAGTAACCTCAGCGTTATCTCCGCTTGTTGTTAGGTCAATATAGTTATCATTAACACCTGATTGTATAATGTCAACATCAGCAATTGATCCTGTATGTGCGTGTATTAGTGTGTGACCAATACTATCCCCATTACCATCTATGTCAATTAAGTAATTGTTTGTATCTCCGTTAACTGTAATTGTTAATACAGCACTTGTACCATCAACAGTAGCAGCGATTACGTTACTGTCTGATCCTGAAGCTCCTGTTATATTAACAGTTGAACTAGCAGCGTCAGCTGTTTCTCCTATATCTAAATCTATATCACTTGATGAACCTGTCCAAGTAATATTGGCAGTTATAGTTCCACAAGAACTGTTACCATTTCCACTATCACAATTTAAGTCAACATCATTTGAATCACCAGTTAAACTAATAACACCTGTGTATGTAGCACCATTGATCTGGTATTTAATAACGTTTGAACCTCCAACTTGGTCTATATTCAATATAGTTGTAGCACCTGTTGAAGCTGATGCTGTAGTTGAGTTACCTACTGTGTTGTTAGATCCGTCTTGTGTTATATCTAAATCAAGGTTAGCGCCTGATTGAGTAACGTATATGTCGTTAGCATATGACAAAGTAGTCATCATTAAGAACATAATAACACTAATTATTGTTTTCATTTTTTATGTATTCCTTTTCTTTTTATTTTCTTCTTTAAATTCCCAGTATCCTTTGTCTTTACCTTCGTAAATCAATTCAAGTACGGCAAATTCTATAGCAGTTCTAATAGCGTAGGTTACTGGTTCGTTAACGGCAACGCCACTTTCTAATTCTAAAGCTTTTGTATTCATATCTAAAAATGTAAATACATCACCACCTTTTGAATGACTAGCAATTGTTTTAGTCACATTTGTGGTTATTAATATCTCACCCGATTGTACAGAAACAAGTCTTAATGATATTGTTACTTGGTCTACTCTATATTGCTCACTTAAACCAATTCCTAAAAATCTAGCGCCCATTCCTCCGGTCTGTATATTACTGTCGTACCCTACGATACCACCTTCTACAAGAAGTCCAGCGAACACTAACGGTTTTAATATATTACCTACTACTTGTTCACCATCATATTCTGTTCTTGTTGATCTAATTAGTTGTCTTTCTTTAATTAGATTACCTAATCCTTCTCTCTCTAATACTTGAAACCAATCTCCACCAGAGATACTTTTAAATGCGTCCACTACAAACATACTACTACCTTGTGTAACAGCAGTTGACAATTGAGAAAACTTTGTACTTGGTTTTCTTTGACCTGTCTGGTCTGTAAAGCTGTAAATAGCAATTGTAATCTTAGGTTGACCATCTAAATCAGGTATAGCCATTAATCTATCTTTAGTAGTTGTACCTTCAATGTATGGCGTTTTACCTTTATATATTTCAATTTCTTTTCCGGTTTGGCAACCTGATAATACAAGTCCTAATAATATAACTAATAATGTTTTCATTTTAAAATTTAAAGTCACCAATCGGAACTGCCATAGTTGTGGTTGTTCCATCATCAGCTGTAATTGTTAATGTAATGATTTCAGTTATAGTGTCTTTTACCCAATAGATTGTAGCTCCTTCAATCGTTGAAGTACCACTTGTGGGGCAAGTTGTTGTACTACTATCACAACTTGTACCAAACATATTGTCAACTAACTGTTTGGATAAGTTAGCATATATTCTACTCTCTACGTTGGCAATAAATTTGTTTACTGTCTTGTTTTTTTCATCTCTTTCAGCGGCCGAAGCTGCTGATTTCTCATCATCAATTACTTTTTGTTTTCTTTGTACTTCAAGTTGATTTATGGATAGCACATGGGACGAGTAACCATTACCACTAAAGGCAGGGTTTTTAAACTCCTGTGTCAATTCGGATGCTAGTATTGATGTAGTCGGTGTAATTAATGTAAGTCCCACTACTAACACCATTGTTTTAAATGATGTTTTCATACTACTATTTATAATTATTAGTCTTTGTTTTTGTATTTTTCTTGTTCTCGGAGAGTGAGAACTGTGTTTAATTTTGCCTTAATTCGTATAAGGTCATTGTCAAGTCTTCTTATTTTATCTAATAACTGTATTAGAGCTGATGAAGCTTCTTTTAACTTACTTGTAACTTCTTGTGTTATAAAATTATAGATGAACCAAATAAACCAACCCATAGCAATAGCGGCCAGTGTCGCAAAACCGTATTGATTAAGTATGTCTAATATTGGCATTAGTCTTTACGAGCATCATTTTTTCCATCAGACCTAGCAATTCTATCTAAATCAGGTTTAAGATGTAGAGCTGATGATATTAAAGTATCAATATGTATCAAGTCGTTATTCATTGTATCTATTCTGTTTTCTAAACCCATAATGATACCGTGTAAACCTTTTACTGAACCCACAACACCACCTAAAATATACTTTAGAATAATATAGATGAAGCCACCCATTGTAACAGCAGCTGCTACTGGTAATCCAAACTGTGTTAGTATTTCAAAAAACATTGTGTCTTATTTACTTCCACCAATGTAACCACCAATAACACCAATTAATCCTGTAACTGACATCTTCATTAATGTAATTACGCTTTCATCTACTGGTCTGTTTTCTTCTAGTGCTACCACATAGTCTCCTATGATGATAACTCCAAGAAGCAATAGTACACCGCTTGTTATTAATAAAATCACTATGTCTTTATAATTTCTAATCATTATTTTTCTCCTTTGGTTCGTAGTATTCTTTATACTTTTCTAGTAACTCATTTGTTATTGTTAATTGGTTTCTTATTTGAGCAAAGTTCTTTGATAATAGTTCAAAATCGTTATCGCTCAGGCCCCATAAAACCGGGTCTATGCCTTGTTCTTTTAGTTTTTTAAAAACTTCCTCAGCGTTCTCACTAGTGATAATAATCCATTTTATAGCTTCTAACTGTAATGGTGTAGGTTTTGATAAGTTAAGTTCTTGTCTTTTTACTTCTTCCTTAAATATACTTAACTTCTTAACACTAGAACAACCTGTTAGAATAAGTCCTAATAGAATAACTAATATGATGTTACGCATTTGCCCACCTTTGGTGAGTATGTAATCCATTTGCCCATCTTTTTTTCATTCTTTCACTTAGCATTTGTCTCCATTCTGGTGTTCTAAACGCCGAGTTATCTCTTGCGCCACTTGATAATTTATTACCTATCATATCAGGTCTTTTATTACCTTTGTTTGCTTTACTGATTTTCTTTTTTGACTCATCACTCATTTTTTACCTAGTTTATATGCTCTGACTTTTTCTGCCATTCTTGCTCTTATCTCTGGTGTAAGGTCAGGTCTATTACCACCTTTTTTATTTGATTTTTGAACACCTTTGAGACCTTTATTCCAAGCAGGGTTTCCTTTGTTTTTTCCTTTGAGTGCTAAAGATAACTTTAATCTTGTTTCTGGACCTGGTACGTGACCATCTCCACCTTCAGTTTTATTTCTTAAAATACCTGTTCCCAAATCTTTACGGCCATACTTTGAGATTTCAGATTTCTCAAAATCGTGTGCTTGTTTTTCTGTAAGATTTACTTTTATTAATTTAATTCTATCTAATGACGGAATATATCTTCGTCTTTTATCGGTTGCCCTATTCGTCTGACCTTTACCAACATAATATGGTGTGCCATCTTTTCTTAACCAATGATATACATAAAATCTAGTAGTATTTAACATATATCTATTTATACAATAAGGAACATAGTAAAGATTAATAATTTATGAAATTTGGATTTGCTATCGCCGGGCATTCAGTATTGATCTCCGATTTCTTTGTAGCATTTTTTTCTATTTCGGTTAAAGGTGATCCGCTAGCAATTTCTATACATCTGTTAGCTTTTACAGTACCTTTGTTGATTAATCGTTCCACAACAGCAGGTTTTTCAAAGGCAAGTTTGCCAATGTCCCTATTGTTTTTGTTGAAACGTTTGTCTAAATCGTCCATATCTTTTTTAAGATTGCCGACTAGCTCATTCATTTTCTTATTAGCTTCTAAAATTTCTGTAAAATCTTTTTGTTGATTTTCTATGAGTTGTTTTTGAGTTGAAACTGCTTGTTCCAATTGTACTTGATTTGCTTTTAGAATAGCATTATCTGATCTTAACTTCATCACATAAACACTAGCGCCTATTACAGCGCTAGCGATAATCCCAATAAAAAGTAATCTAATTCCACCAAACATAATTTATCCTTTTTATTTATTCCAAAATTTTAATTTTGAATACATCTTGTCAAGTATATCTTGTAAGTCTTCAAACTTCTCATTGACATACCAACCTATTATAAAACCTAATAATAAACCTATTGTTAAAAACATATTAGTCTCCTATTTTATTTTAGCGTTTATTTTTCTATGACCTCTCCAAGCAACAAAACCACCAGCTCTTAATGACCAGTATGCTAGATAATTCATAAAATAAAATCCATTTACTTCTATATTAATATCTCTAAAGATTTGATCTGCTTTCTTTTGATCTACAAGTAGAAGTGAACCTTTTTTAGTTGACGGCTTACAAGCTGTGTACTTGTACATATAATCGTGGACTAATCCACCCATTAATAAAACTCCCACTGGTGAGAAAAATGTTCTCATAAATTTAGGTATACTAGCACCATCAAATTGAAAGCCTGCTGGTATTACATATTCGTTACCGTTCATATTATATTTCCAATCTGCTACTAATTCCCAATTTCTAGTTGATAGTAACCACATAACTATACCCTTCCAAAAACCTTTACCTTTTGTTTTGATTGGTATTGGTTTTAAATGAGGCATACCTGTGTAGGTAAATTTCATATTACTTTTCTTTTTATCTAGTAAGTTAATCAGATAACCAATAATCACTAATACGATTAGAAGTGACCACTGCCAAAATTTCATTGCTAATGCTATTAATAGTTCCATTTTAGTCCTTTATTATTTTTTTATCAACCATATGTTTATATAAAGCTGATTCTTTTATCTTATTAATATCCTCTTTAACAGGATCTAAACCTAATTCTTTTCTAACTTTGTTTAATTGTATTTTGATTTCTTTTTGTTTTTGAGAACCTGGCATAATTGACATAGCCTTTCTCGTCAACTTATACATCTCTGCCTTTTTCTTTTCAGTATTTGCTGTTAAGAATGGTTTAATTGTACCAAGTCCGTATGAAGTAGAGTTAGCATTTAAACCAACACCTCTACTGTCTTTACTACCTTGTCCTTTTGGTGGCGTATCACCTAAACTAGCCATAGGAGTTATGTTATCAACGTAACCTATTCTATGTCCACCCATATACTCTTTAAAAGTTTTAGCCATTATATTTGTCCTTGAAAGTTTTGTATTCAGGTTTTTCTTCTACTACAATTTCAGTTTTTCCATAAATTTGTTCATCAATTTTTGTATCAACCTTATCAAGGCCATCTAATACTTGCTTTAATAGAATACTATTGTTGTCGTCATTCTCTTTGACCATATTACCGATCTTTTTTGATATTTTTTCTTGTTCATCACCTTGTTCTTTTTTCTTTTCATCATTTTAGGTGAGTGAGATACAGCAGCGTTAGGAGCCATATCAACTCCACCACCTGCTATTGAATTTACAGGAGCGTCTTCTTCCATTCTATTAACAATGTCTTGTGCTAACTCTTTAAAGCTTTTCATATTCATCCTCCGAATAATAGTTTCCTTCTTTTTCATAAACATCAATACCAAAACAAGTCATTACTGGTTCTTTTTCGTAAACTGGTTTGACTTCACCTTGTTCAAGTAATAGTTGATCGTATTGATTTGTTTCTTTTAGGTAAGTAATAATGGCACTTTCAATAAGTGTTTTATGGGGCTCGTATTTTTTATTTTCTTTTAAAAGTAAAGCAAGAGCAACAGCAAAACCACCTAATTTACTTCCTAAACCCACTTTACTTAGTATTCGTTTTAGGTTAAAAACAAATCTATGCAGAAAAGTATAAGCACTCTTTTCTTTGTCTGTTGTTAATTCTTTATTTTTCTTTAATACTTTACCGTCTTTGTCAATTATACCTTGCTTAAACGCTTCTTGTCTTTCAAAAGGTGTTACCATCAACTTTACGACACGGTAAGTTATTAATGTGTCAATTAATCTGCTAGCCATTATAGTTCCTTATTCAATAGTTCATCTATTTGTTTTTCTGTACTCACATTATTTAATTCATGTGGATACAAATATTCCAAATAGTTAAGTATAGATTTTAAATGAGGCCAATATATCTTATCAATCTTAAATAATAATAAGGTACAAGCCACTTCTACACCAAAAACATTTGCTAAGATTATAACATGATTAACTGCTAATCTTACCTTAATCTTTTTAGTTATACTATACTTACGAAATAACCTTTTAAGATATTTAAACCGCTTTATATCATCATAAAATTCCTGCTCTTTCTGTAGAGTAGGATTGTCATAGCTTTGCTGTGCAAATAGCAGCCAATTATCTTTGGTTATCTCTTTGAACATTATCTACACTAATTTAGCGTAGACCTTAGATGTTCCGTTTTTAAGTGTTTCATAACTAACTTCTAGTTTTAAACCACCTTCTTTTCTATGAGATATACCATCATCATTTAAATCAGAACCATCAGTATCTTTACCAAATCTTCCACCAAACTGTGTTACTTCTGCAGTTACATTACCATTATCACCTTCTAAATCTACTGGTGATACTGTTAAACCTATTCTTTGTAACTTCTCTCTCAACTCATCAATTGCTTGTTGTGGTTTTAAATATTCCCTTTCGGCAATAGAACCAACAAAAGCATTTACTCTTTTAAGTACATCACTATCTTGTATATTGTGAGCACCTATAGCACTGTCTTCCGGTGAATTTGATGTTGTTACACCAACTCCGATTTGACCGTGGCCTTCTTTTATATGTTGTTTAAAAGTTTTCATTTTTTTCCTTCTTATTTGTATTTGTCTGATACCTTTTTCTTATCATCTGATCTAGGTATCAATCCTTTTGCTTTTAAATGTGCTATATCCGTAAACCCAGCCTTACCTGCTTTATGACGTTCCATAGCGTCAGCCGTATTAGGTGGAGTTTCTTTAATAATATCTTCTTCAAAAATCTTCTATACTATCTTCGGTAATAAAAGTTTTAAATTTTTTCATATTAACTAGTAGCTATATTTAAAGCTTTCTCCTTTTCAACTGGCATTTCTTTATTGTCAGTTGTGTTAAGTTTTGCCAATAGTTTATCTACTTGTTGAATAGCTCCATATAAAGCGTTTAGATTACTTTTCATTGTACCTAAATCTTTTTCAACTTGTTTAATTCTATTTGACATGGTATTAAAATCATCTTCTAATACTTTTCTTTCGTCTTTTAATATTTGTTCATCAATTATCATCATATCTCCAATCTATTAAGCTACTACGTAGCCTTCACCACCAATTACATACCAGAAAGAAGACTTGTACATACAAACAACACTTTCGCCTGGAGCGTTAAGTGTAATTGTTGTACCTTGTTTAAAGTTTGTAGGTGTAATTGTTACAGCATTTGTACCACCAGTTGAAGAATTTAAAATCATCTTAACTTGGCCATCTGTACCAGCTGCTGCTAGTGTAGAAGGAGCTGCCGCTGATGTAGCGTTAACTAAAGTTGTACTTTGAGTTAGTGTAATTGCTGTTGATGTTGAACCATCACCAGTAATTGTTTGTACTGCATCTTTAAATGAAATAAAACTAGGGATATTATTAAAAACATCCGCTGCTGTTACTTTTTTATTGATTGGTGTTCCTGTTGGATCGTCCACTACGTGGAATAAGTCTGTACTTGCTAATGCGTCACCTAAATCGGTCAACGCCGTTACTTTTTGTCTGCCATTTTGTTTTCTCCTGTTAACCCTTTCGGGAATGCTACTCTAGGTATTTACCTAGATCAATTTGTTCATATAGTATATATAAGGGCAGCCAAAGACCGCCCTCATATAATAAGTTGTTACTATGCTACTACTGTAACTGAACCAGCCGCTGTACCTATGCCAGCAGCGTTAGTTATAGTAGATACAGTCGTTGTACCTAAGTCTTTAACTGTACCACTGTTAAGTGACATAGCGTTTGCACCAATTACCATTACATCATTTTCAGCTGTTGCTGCGTTAGCCGCTGCTATTACTAATGTGAATAATAGTTCGTTGGTACCTGTTCCACTTGCATAAGATAATACGTGTGGACCTCTACCTGTTCCAGTACCTTCATTACCGTTTGTAACTGAAAGTTGTGGTGTACCTGTAACTGTAACTGCTTCATTAAATCTTGCTAGTACAGACATTGTGAAACCAGCTGACTTATCATAAGTTGTGTTTACAAATTCTAAGTCCGTGATGTTCGCAGTACCCATATTAACATTCAATCCGCCGATTGCTACTAATACTTCTGGTGTTGTACTTGTGTTTCCGTTTCCGGATAATATAGAACCTGATTCTCTAACCCAGCCTGAAGATGTTGCGTAAACTTCCTTAGCTTCTGAGGTAGTCAAGTTTTTGGGTTTGATATCGTTTCCCCATAAAGACATAATTCTCTCCTTTTAATCTGGTTGTTTATAATAAACAACCTATGATTTGTTAATTAACGGTACTATTTATATGATTAAAAGCCTAGCTTTTTAAGTTCTCTGATTGTATTTGAGGTTGTGGTGTGTAGAATACCAATACCACCTTTTGATGTGAATTGGTCTGTATTTTTCTTATAATCGTCTATCAAAATGGCTGGTAGACCAGCTACTTTGGCATAGTTTTGTTTCTGTGATCTTTTTACCAGATTTATATTACCAGGTGCCATTCCTAAATTAGTTCTTGCCCAATATGATTTACCTGGTATACAGTTTGGATCAAAGCTTTCTTCTACATATGCTGATAGTATATGTGGTTTAGATTTTGATATAAAGTTCCAAAGGTCTTTTCCACCAGACATCCAAGGAAGTGTATGCCAGAATTTAGGTGTACTCTTTATAGTATCCCACTTTTCGGATTTACTACCGTAAGACCATTGAGTTATAGATTTACCGATTACCTTTTCAACTCCTTTAGCGAAGTCGCAAAGTACACCGTCCATATCTACATACAATCTTGGTAAGTTATTCATAGTGTTTTCCATATCTATATACTATCATATCCTATGACAAAGTCAAGTGCCATTCTGACACAGCTAGGTAGAACAAATATAGAACAAAGATTAGTTTTTATATTCAACTTCAGGTGAAGTATCAACTGGAGTAGCTTTTGAACCTGTGTCTGCTTTTGCTTTAGGTTTTTTAATATCTGGATCTTTTTTCTTATTGTCTTCTCCAGAAACTCCTTGATTAACTCTATCCTGTGTAGAATCATCAACAGTGTTTTGATTTTCTTTTACCTTTTTGTAAGCTTCTTTAAAACTCATTTTAGGTTTTGGATCAACAACTTTCTTTTCACCATCAACATCTTTTTGTTTTTGGTTCTGTTTATTAGTCACAAATGTGTGAGTTTCTTTATAAACTTTTTTTCCTTGTTTATGAAGTTGTAAAGCTGTTTTAGCATCTGGCGCATGTACGTGATCTTTTTTATCAGCCGTATTAGAATTATCTACTGTCGCTTTACCATTTTTGATAATAAATCTATCGTTGTCATATGCGTCTTCTTCTTTAATACCTTTAGGATCAATTACTGATTCTTTTAATTTTTCTAATTCGTAATCTGTAATTCTAGGATGCATTTTTTTAATATCTTCATCACTTGCTCCGTCTTTAACCATCTTTTTAAGATGAGGAACATCTCTAGGATGTAATTCTTCATTTTTTGGATCATAGCTAGCCACCTTTAATGAATTTTTCCAATGTTCTACACTATCAACATCTTTACTAGAAATGGTGTGCATCTTACCATTTTTATCAGAAGCTTTCATAGTATATACACCAGATACTAAACTAACTTTATCTATAACATATACTTTACCTTTGACAGTAATATAATTATTAACTTTTAAAAGGTCTTTATTTTTTTGGCTTATTGTACCATTTGGTTCAGTTATTCCCTCATTTACCTCTTCGTTTTTCGCTTTGTATTTGTCATCTATTTTATTAAAGAAATCTTTTTTTTCTTTTGGTGACATAGCGCCGATACCTCTACCAGCTTTTTCTAGTTCTTTTTTGAACATATCTTGGTAAGCATTATCGTTTAACTTCTGGTTTTGGTTAGCCATTATTTCTTCGATACTGCCTGGTTTGTGTTTTAAATAACTCATTTTTTTATCCTTTTACTTTGGCAGCTAAATCTTTGTCAGCACCACCCCATGTTCCTGAGGATTTTGTTATAAATGAATTTACTCTAGCGAAAGCCCATTGGTGCTGACTAGCACCTGGTCTGTGTCCACCTTTCCAAGCGGCCATTCCTCTATCGTAAACTTGTTTTAATATTGAATAAGGCATACCTGATTTGTCTGCCTTTTTTGTAAGAGCTGCAATAGACTCTATATACTGTCTTCTTTCTTCAAACTTACCTGTCTTTTTGTATATCTTGTTTCTAGCAAGTGTTGACATGAAAGGTATATTTGCTTTTACTAATTGTCTTAAAGAAGTTGTATCTAATCTATCTAAATGTTTTGAAAGAGCAGTTGCCTTTTCTGGAGATAGTGTTTTACCTTTAAATCAGCATATGATATTTGTAATCTCTTAATCATATTACTTGTGAACTCATCTAAAGTTTCTTCTTTTTAATAATTGATTTAGCAATTTCATGTCCTTTAGTAATAGTCTTCTTATCTAAAGGTGGCTCATCATTCATAGATTTTTTAGCTTGTGCCATACCAATAGCATAAGCGTCATCTTTAGCCATTTCTTTAACTTCTTTTTCTTAGCTTCTTTTTCTTCTTTGTCTTTAAGAAGTTTATTAGCAATACCAATAGTTAATGGTACTTCTCCTGTTTCAGGATTAGGTACTGGTTTAATAGTTTTGTTCTTTTCGTTTTCTAGTTTTTGTTTCAAAAGCTCAATTTGACCTGTAGCTGCTGTTAATTGTTTTTCTAAAACATCTGTGTCTTTTTCTTTCGCAAGAGCAATCTTACCAGCAGGACCAATTTTACCATCTTGTTCATTTACATCTTCAAACTTACCTGTCTTCTTGTAGATTTTGTTTCTAGCAAGTGTAGTTAGAAAAGGTATATTTTCTTTTGATAGTTGTTTTAAAGAAGTAAGATCAAGTCTATCTAAATGACGACTTAACGCATTTGCTTGATCTGTTGAAAGTTTTTTAGGCATTGTACTATATGATTTCTTTAATCTTTTAATCATATCGGAAGTAAACTCATCTAAATTTTCTTCAGATACTTCTCCCATTTCTTCACCTAATATTTTTTTAACATCAGCAACCGACATTTTTAATTTCTTAGCAATCTCATCTGCCTTTTTACCTTCTTGGTTTGCTGTAAAAATATCTTTTAAACTAGCTTCTTCTAAATCAGATTCTTCTTTTTTAATTTTAGCACCTGTGCCGTATTGGTCGACATATCTTTGAGCCTCTGCTGAAGTATTATATCTTCCTAACTCCATAGTTGTACCATCTTTTTTAGTAATAACTACTGTATATTTTTCATCTAAACTTTCGTTATATTTTCTCAGTTCGGCATCCACTGTAGGATTTTTAGATAAACCTTTTTCTAGTTTTTCTATTTCTGCACAGCTTTAGTCATATTATCTTTGAATTTTTTAGCAATATCTTTTGCTTTTGAAACTAAAGTCCAACCATATGTTGTTTCTCTAACTTGTTTTAAGGCCTCTGCCATTGTTTGTCTGTATCTACTCATTATAGGTCACTCCATACTTCATCCCAATTAGAGATTTTTTGTTTTAACATTTTTTTTAAACCCACTTCTAGTTTCTGTCTTATTGTAATAGCGTCATTACCTACAACAGAACCATAGTTGTCGTGTACTACTTCTAATGCAGAGTAAGTATCTGCTAATTTTTTATCTCTTAAAATTTCAGCAGCAATATATCTTCTAGTTTCAAAGTGATCGTTTCTAGCCGTTTTGGCTCTAATGTATTGTAAATTAGTTTGTGAAGCTGATCCCTCATTCAACTGCTGAGTTCTAAATTCTTTTAATGTTTTTTTAGTCATATTCTTTTATCTCCAGTTTCAGTTCCGAACTACCTTTGTGTAGTCTATGAAACTGCTCTTTATTAATATGATAATTTTGACCTATCTCTAATTCAGTAGGCAAGTTATTATCATGTTGTATTTTCCATCCTGTACCATAAACAACTTTGACAATACGATCTTTCTTATCCTTATGCCATATCAATTGTTCTTGTTTCACGTCCTCTTTAAAGACTCTAGTAAATATTTTATCAGCAATACTTTTTTCAAAGTCATCAAAAGGTTTATAATAATCTTCTAATTTCATTACCAAAAAAAGTTTCCTCCTCCACTCATACCTAAAGACTTGGCATATCTCGGAAGATTACAAGCCCAATAGGCCGCTGAAGTTTTATCTTTCTGCTGGTCACATTTGTGTCTAGCAGCAAAACTTTTTCTTGCCTTTTTATTACTAAGCTTTACACTTAGTCCTGTTGTATCTCCCCAAGTGACTTTCTTAATCTTATCACCATCACGGACAAATACATAAAACTTTTTAGGTCCACCTCTCTTTGGTTTGTTCAAAGGCGGATCTTTTTCTTCTTCTTGTATTGGCATATCTAAAGGCACTTTCTTTCCTTCAAACATATCAAATTCACCAATATCAGATTCTAGTAACTGTTTATCCCAAGATGAGATTTCGGTTAATAGACCTTCATTAAATATTGATCTAGCCTCTCTAAACAACTTATAAAATTCTTCACTATGAAGTCTATAAATGTTTTCAGCAAAAGGTATATTGTTTTCAACATGATACATTACAGACTTACTAATCTTGTCTTTATAATCTGTAAAATTCAACATTATATCTTCTCCATCATACGTTTCACTACTTCATCTAGCGTAGATCGCCATTCTTCAGCATATCTTTTCTTATATTTATCAATTGTTTCATCTGAAGCTGACCATTTTTCTATATCTTCTTTGGTAATATTAGTTGTTTCTGTACCTCTTTGTTTAGCGTCAATTGGTTTAGCGTCTGGTTTTTGACCTGGCGTCACCTCTTTAGTATGGTTAGCATAATCATGCCCTATTTCATATGCTTCTGGTACACAATTAGGCACTTTTTTTCCATTTTTATCTTTTAATCCCACTTGTTTATATCCTTTCCAACAAGCATCCGTTAAATCCTGTCTTAATTCACCAAACATTTTCTTATATTTTAGTGTATGTTTACTAGGTTTAGTTTTTGCTTTGTCGTCACCTGGCGCTGGTTTATAAGGTCCTTTTTCCGTATCTTGTGATTTGAAGTGAGATGCTCTTTTTGATTTAACATCTTTTGATAAGTCTTTGTAGTATTTTTTAGGTTGAGTTCCTTTTTTATCCTTGACATCTCTGTCTTGTGGCAATTCTTTCTTTTCTGAAACTGCTTTAAACCCATAATCTACATCTAAATTATATTCTCTCACTTCGGCCTCTCTATTTGATGATACAGGAACACAGTCCCAAATCCAAGCCTTGTGTAAATTGTTATTGTTATCTTCAAGTACAATGTAATTTGTACCTCTTCTTTTTATTATTCCTTGTAGATTCTCTTTTATGTAATCTATCTTATCTCCTATGTTAAAAATAACTTCTCTAACATATAAATCTCGTATTTGATTTTGTTCAAACTCATTCATTGAAGCTACAGGTTTAGCTCCCGATACATGAGAAAGACCACCATAACTAGCGGCCAATTTAGTTTTAATACCCATTCCAACTCTCACACTATTCATTAATCTTTCTATGTCTGCTGGATTTCTATAACTTGCTGGTAATCCTTTTTAAATGTTTCATAATCACCTTTGGCAGCCGCATCTCTCATTTTACTTGCTGAAATACCAGTAGTTCCTTCAGCATCCGGATCTCTTTCACCGGCAGATACAACATTGATCTTATCAAAGTTATAATAACCGTGTCTGGATTTTACATCATTATATTTTTTTAGTATATTTTCGAATTCTCTTACTCTATCACTACCTACAACCATAGTCACATCTGAATAATTTTTATTGTGCAACTTGGTCAGTAAGTCTAATACCATATTGGTTGGACTGATTTCTAAATCTTGTCTATGTGCTTTAAAAATATCTCTCATAAATCTAAACTTAACATCTGGAGAAAGTGGATTCTTCTTACTGTCTTGTGATCTACTTAAATATATTTTATGGTCACTCGCTGAAATAGATTTTACTTTTCTTATAAGTTTTTCATGTCCTGATGTTGGTGGATTAAATCTACCAAATGTAAATGCTATAGATTTATCTTCAACTAATAATTCTTCTTTTACCATACCTTGTAATTTTCTACCATCAATATCTCTAAATGTATCAGCGACAGCGGCAGCATAATAACCAATATCATGTCGTAATGGCATGCCTTCTTTTGATCTTTCTTTTTTCTTTCTATCAATAACATCTTGTAAAATTTTAGCAGCATATTCATATCTTTTTTTAGTTGTGGCCATCATTTTAACTTTAGTAACTAAACTTTTAAACCAATCACTTGCTTTTATTTTTACTTTGTCTAATGTAATTGCTTCTTTTAAACTATCTATTTCTGCGTCTGTTACTTTACCATCATCTAAAATCTTTTTACATTTCTTGTAGAAAGTTAGATAGTGATATTTTTCTAACATCTTATAGATTACATTTTTAGGTAGTCTATTTTTAACACCATAAGTTCTTATCTCATCTGGTGACATATCTGTATCAAAAGCTGATCTTCTTTCAGTGTCAACTGTATCACCAACTTTGATAATGTCTTTTATACCATCTTCTATTTCTTCTAACTTATCATTAATCTTTTCTTGTAGATTTAAAATATCGTCTGGTTTTAATTCTTGTAATTCGTCATAGTCGATTATATCTCTTTTTAGTTCGCCCTTGACAACATCTATTTCTTGTACTTTTCTTTCAAAGTCTTTCATGTATATTGATTTGTCAAAGGTAAAATCGTCTGGTCTTTTAATAAACTTATTTTTTTCGATATCAAACACAGCATCAGCTTTCTTATTCTGATCATCATAAGTTTCTTGGTCTGTGATGAAGTAAAAATTAATTGGGTGTTTGGTTCCTGGTATTTCTTTACCTTGAATATTGTCTGGATTTTTTGCTGACAAATATTTAAGAGAAAGACTTACTCTTTCATCTTCTTGTTTTTCTTTTGGTACATCAAATAATATATTAATGTCCAGATCAGCGTCATTTCTATATCTCTTTGTAAGTATTGAACCTATCAAAGCAATCTTTAATACAGGATATTCTTTAAAATCTTTTACTTGATTGTTAATTAATTTTAGAACACTAGATTTAATTTTAGGATTTTTAGTATCAGCGTCATCAAACACAGCTGGCGCATATGTTCTTCGTGGTATATCTATGATACTTTCTTTTATGTAATCTTTAAATCTCATCTTCTTTTTAACTCTAGTTCTTTCTTTATCCAGCTCATGGCAATACCATTTTCTGGTTTAGTTCTTAATTTACTTCTAATAAATTTAGAAGCTGTACTTAACACAGCACTAACTAACTCTTTTTCACTTCTATTATTATCAACAACTAACATTTTACCTGGACTAAACACTCTTTGAAAGGCACCTATATTTGTTTGTACTTCATTCCAACTTTTCTGTACAATATATTCAGGTACTTGTCTTGGTCTATTTGCATTTCTTTCTAAAGCAATCTCTAAACTTGTATTCACAAATACCATATGACAATCATAACCAATATTTTTTAACATACTTACTTGTCTTTGAACCAGTGATAAATCTCTACCTGTAGCGTCAATAATAAGACCTAATCGTCCTTCTACATATTTATCTAATTGGTTACCAGTAGTTGTTTTTGCTCTTTGTCTAATAATATTTCTAAAGTATTCTTCTTCATCTGGCATTTTAATTGAAAGATTTGCTTTTTTTAAACCACTTTCAAATGCGTTATCTGAATTGACTACTTTTAAACCTGTGCCAGAAAATGCTGTTTGTGTTACAAATGTTTTGCCAGAGCCTGGACCACCTGCTAAAAAGAAAGCTTTGAATATACCAGGATCATAAACTCCCTCATTTAAATACTCTCTAAACTCTCTCAATGGTTTTGCCTTTAATTGTTTTATAATCTTATTAGCAATATCTTTAGGTTCACCACCCTCAGCCTTAATCTCTATAAAACCTGGTTTCTTTCTGTAATATTCTATCACTGGTCCTGTTTCTTTTTTGTATAAAGCAATTCTGTTTTTGATAATTTCTGGTTTATCATCTGCTCTACCTCTTGCTGTAAGTCTTCTTATTACTTCTTGTTCACTTACATTTAAGAATACTACTTTGTCTATTTTAATATTCTTCTTTTCTAAATCTTTAACTTGTTGCATATATCTAGGAAAACCATCAAATACAAATCCGTTCTCTGCCTTTTCTACAGCGCCAAATACAAGTTTTAAAACTATATCATTAGGAGCAAAACCACCTTTACCTAAATTAGATAATCTTTTAGCAATCTCACCACCTTTTTCTTTTTCTTTTCTTAATAGTTCACCAGGATAGATATGTTCTATATCTAAATCTTTTGTTATAAATTCAGAGTACGTTGATTTACCTGAACCTGGACCTCCTATTAAAATAATATTCATTATCCTTTAACCCAGTCCCTCTCAGCCGTAAAATTGGCTCTACTAAATTCTAATCTATCTACTAACTTAACAGCACCAGCACCTCTATCAACAGCAACAAATCCTTCTGGTGCCGTTACCTTATAGCCGTTTTGGTGTTCTTAAAAAAATGGCCTATACTTTGTATCTCACTTAATTTATTTACCAAAAAGTTTTTGGCATTTTGTAATGTAACGTGTGAAGCAATAGCAAAGTAAAGTGCTTGTTTATTTCTGTTTATAATATTCATGTTCTTTTTCAATGCGTCTTTATATTTCTTTTTACCTGCTTCTGTTTTCTTACTATCTATTTCTGCTTGTAAAACATTTTCATAGTATTCACCAAACATATCTACAAGTGTTTTTACCTTGGCCATATTACCTTGTGTGTTTCTTATAAAGTGATTGAAGAAAGTTTTTAATCTATACCCGATTGATAATGCATCAGATGATGATTTACTCATTTCATCTAACATCTTACTTGCCTTTGATAGAGAACCTTCAGCCATTCTTATTCTAGCATTAAATGTTGATAACTCACCAGTGGTTAATTTTGCCGATCCACTTACATCTTTATAAGCAGCGTCAGCTAAGAATATGGAAGATATTCCAGATTTGCCTGATACTGTACCAAAGCCTGCTCTTAAATCTTTCATTTTTTTACCTGAATAGGATGTGTGAAATACAATTCCCATTCTTGCTCTTTTTATTCTTTTACCAATGTTTGAATTTGAAGGTACAGCGTAAGTGATTGTGTTTGGTGTAAATGTAATCATACTTTCACCATTAAAATCCTCTGACTTTAAATCTGATTTTGAAAATAGAAAATCGCCTTGTAGAATACCAGTTATCTTTAATTTTTTAGTTCTCTTAATGCTATTGTTAATTTTTCAGCAAGACCACCACCATGGTTTCTTTTTATATCACTACTTGTATAATTGATTTTTGGAGTAGCATTGAATACTGCCTTAGTGCCAACAAAGAATTGGCCGTTTTCAGGATTAATACCACAGATAATAGCGGGAGCTCCGTCCCATTTGACAGACATATTGACTTTACTGGAAGAAGAACCAGCAAGCATATCTCTTATTGAATTAAGAAAGTTAATAGCATTCTCACCACCCTTTGAACCTTTATCAATTATGAAATCCTCCAAGTGTTGGAGATGAAGATTTTTTTCTTTGGTAAAAAATCCTTTAAAACTAAACATTTGGAACACCTACACTTTCTTTATTGAATGTGCAAACACCAATATACTTCTTACCGTTTTTTAAATTCTCCGTCTGATAAACAAACATTTTTCTCTCTCATTGTTTCCATTACTATAATCACTGTTTCCATATAACTCACTTGATAAGACTATTTATAAGACTAAACTCTTGTCCATAGGAATTTAGGTACGCCACCGTTAGATTCCCATACTTTATGTTTGTTTTGAAACTTAACTAGTTTATGTGCGTCTTCTTCAAAAAAATACTCACCAATAATACTCTTTGTTGGTTTTTCTATCACTTGCCATATAATGTCTTTACCATTCTTTATCATTTTTTTAGTATATGATAATTCAGGTTGTTCATTATTTGGCCGTCTATCGCCTCTGTGAAACTTTACTTTTTGTGTCTTTGACATTATATTTTAAAATCTGAAAATTTATCATACGCCTGTTCAGGTGATGGATAATTTTCCTTTTCCTTTGTTTGGTTACTATCTACTATATTCTGTGCCGAGTTCTCAACATCATATAATCTCATTTTTGCTTTATCAACACCTATGATAAAGGCTCTGTTTACACCAGGATCATTGTATCTATTCTTTAACTGTTTTACTTTCATTTGACCTAGTGCGTCTAATTCCTCATTAGTCATTAAGGCAAACATAAAGTCGGCCGTTGCTGGTAAACCAAATGATTCAGATGTATCTTCTAAACCAATATCTGTACTTACGAAACCAGTTCTAGTAGTTTGTGTGGCACTAAAGATTGGAACATCAAACTCAACAGCAAGACCTCTTAATTCTTCAGCAATTGCTTTGATGTAGAAGTAAGATGATATATTACCACCTTTAAACCGACTTGAAGCACAAATGTTTAGATAATCAATAAAAATTATTTGTGGTTTAAAACTTTTCTTTAATGATAGTTCGTTTAGTAATCCTTTAAAATGGCCAGAATGAGCAGAGGCAGTAGGATATTCTTTGATAATTAAAGAACCTGCTGTTTTACTTCTCAACTTACTCATCTTACCATCATATAATTCTTTAGGCATATCATGTAAATCATCTATAGTAACGTCCATTAAGTTAGCGTCTATTCTTTCGGCAATTCTTTCTTCGGACATCTCTAATGTAATATACAATACATTCTGACCTTGATTTAAAAAGTTTGCAGCACAGTGACACATAAACAATGATTTACCAACGCCTGTTCCTGCTAAAGCAATATTCAATGTTTTACTCGGAACACCACCTTTTGTAATTCTATTAAAGAAATTTAAATCAAATGGATAACGTTTTTCTTTTGTATGATACCAATCAAATCTGGCTTCAGCGTCACCAATATAATCATGCCCTATATGGTTATCAAATGAAACGGCTAGTGCTTCACTTAATATACTTGGTATGGCCTCTGGTTGATGTTCTTTATCTTTACCATCTAGTATCTTAATACCAGATAACACGGCATTATGTACTGCTCTGTCTTTACAAAACTTTTCTGTTGTATCTAATAACCATTGTAAATCGGACTTTTCATCTACAAAAGTATTTACAAGTTCTTTAACTAATCTTAATTCGTCTTCATTAATATCTTTTCTTTTACTAAATTCTATATGTATGGTTTCTTTTGTAGGTAAGTTTTTATACTCTTGTACAAATTTATCTATTTCTTCATACAGTAGTCTTTCTACTCTATTTGTAAAGTAATCAGTTTTTACAAAAGGCAAAGCTTTTCTTGTAAAATCCTCATTAAAAAGAAGTTTCTTAAAATAGTTATTTCTATTCTTTCGTTATTTGTCAAAGACAACCGTTCCATCTGTTACTTGTTTCTCCAATTGTTCCATTAATATATCACCAATAAAATCTATAAAGTCTTGTGCACCAATATCTTTTTTATTAGGGTTAACTATTATATCATAATCAAACTTCATTGGCAAGGCGCCATCTGGATTTTCATCTTTTGCAAAAGTTACCTTACCATATTTGTAGATAATATCTTCGTATTCACCTTCGACAATTTTTATACAAGTAAAATCGTCATCTGGTTTTTGTACAAAAACGTATCTCTTTTTATTCTTCGTCTGATCCGTATGTGAATTTTCTTTTGGCATATTCATCAATCTTATCTAATGTTTCTTTTGTAAAATATTTGTCAGGATTTTCATTGATATTCTTACCAAATACTTTAGAACCATCTGACATTTCGTATCGTGTAGATACTTTTTTAAATATACCAGCTGCTTCGCCAAGTTCTAATAAACCATAATGTTTATCTAAACCTGTTTTGTATGTGAGTCTTACATCAATCATAGCATTTTCTTTTGTTAACCTTGACTTATAATTCTTACAGTGAATAATATTACCAATTACTTCGGTGCCTTCTTTTTCTTTACGCTTACTTAAATAAATGATTGATGAGGCAGCGTACTTCAAACCTGAACCGCCACCCATTTCTTTTTGAGGGAACATAGACCCAATAACATCATATGTGTGATTGGTCATTATCATAGGTATATTTGCTTTACCTAATTTAAGGGTTAAAACTCTGAATGTAGATTTGACAATTTGTGACCTTGTCATATCTCGTGTTTCTTTACCAGCAGCCGTGTCTTCCATTTCTTTTGTAGTCGATAACATACCTAAACTATCTAATACAAACATTAAAGGTTTTCTTTTGCCTTCTGGTTGTTCAATATACTTGTCTAAAATTTTAATTGATTGGTTTCTAAATTCTTGTACTGTTGAAACAGGTACGATTACCATTCTAGTAGAGTCAACACTTCTACTTTCAATCATACTCTTTGAGATAGCACTTTCTGATTCGAAATAAATTACACCAGCTTCTTTGTCTTTATCTAAAAATGCTTTTACAATTCCTAATGCAAAAAATGTTTTACCTGTAGCCGCTTCACCGGCGATTGCTGTAATCTTGTTTGCTGGCATACCACCGTAAATACTGCCAGATAATAAGGCGTTAAAGGCATATGAACCTGTGTCTATAAAATTGGTTACGTCAGCACTATCAATTCCATCACTTACTAAACCAGCATATTCATTACCAGTTTCTTTAATTATATCTTTTAAAAAATCACTCATTCCATAACTCCTATAAATTTATGTTCTTATTATATATCATTTCACTTAACTTGTCAAGTCTAATATTATTTATCATCATCAAAAGCGTCTTCCCATCCAGTAGGCATGGTTGTATTCATAGGTTTTTTGGTCTTTCGGTTTGTTTAATTGAGTTTTTGGCATACTTGGTGGCCCTTCCCATTCGAATCGTAATGTTTCATCTTTTGGTACCCTAACCTTTTCTAGGCTCTTCATAGTCTTTCAGTTTTTACTTTGTCCATAATAAATCTT